TGGAATCTTTAACTAGCTCGTCGAAGATTCCTTCGTAGGGTCCGATGCTGACACCGTATCTGAGTATCCAGCGGCATCAAGGATTGCAAGCGCTGCTGATTCAATATGTGGGTCAACGCCAAACAGCGCTCTAACAGCATCTGGAACAGGCTTGGTTGTTTCGGTCATTTCAAGAATAAACGGATGGGCGAAATTCATGATGTTGCCGTACTCGTCGAATACTTCTTCATCATCAACGTAGATGCCAATTGTTGTATGGCCAATGACCATGCAAGCAAATTTTGTTGCATCGAGACCATTACGTGAATCTTCACCGCACTGCTTACGCCAGTTCTTCATCTGTGTCTGGGTGATATTTGGGCTCACCTTGACGCTTAGGCCTGGTCGCTCTGGTACTTCAATGAGTACAGGGTTTCTTTCAACCTTGCGCTTAACGAGGGCACGCAGCTTGTTTAGCTGTGTCTCTTCTGGGACGGTTGTTAAGCCAGCAGCCGATGAAATGGCGTCTTTGATTGAAGCCTTCTTCTGCTTCTGGCTGTCTGAATCTTCTGTTGTGTAAAGTGTGTTATCGCTCATGCCCTGAAACTATCACACCTTTTTCCGCCGTAGCGGAAGTACCCTTTTATTATCTAAGGGTTGAAGTGACGTCAGATATGGCGAACGTAAGGGCGAATGTCGCTGGGGCACCGGATGACGAGTCACCATCTGGCTCTGTGATGCCTACCAAAAGGGCATCATAGTAGTAGCGGTCATTCGTTGGGTCCTTGATATCGCAGTCAAAAACTGAGATTACGATGTTGTAGTAAGCAATACCTACGTATCTACGAAGTCCCTGCAACTTTGCACCAATTCCGGCTGCTGTTTCGGCGCTGACCATGTCATCGTCGTAGTGTGCAGTCAGAGTGATGTCGCCAATCTCCGAAGGAGCGCAAAGAACTGTTGGGCGTGACTTGCCACCTTCGTAGATTTTCTCAACGGAGGCTGTTATTTCACCACCAGACACCTGAGCGAACTTGAAACCCGTCCACTTAGGAAGGTTTGCCTGAACGTTTGTTTGCTGCTTGGCGTTGCTCGCAAAGTTGCTTGGGAATATCTCCGCAAGTACTTGTCTCTGTGCAATTTTTGCCATTTCCTATTCCTCCGTTATACGACTGTTGAAGTCAGGTTTGATTTGACGATGTCAATTTCAATCTTGTCGCCAACGCTGGATACTCTTACTCCAACGCGAGCCTTGACAAGACCTGTTTGCAGCTGTGCAGCTGGGTTAATTCCGGCATCACATTTCACTGTGTAGCCGTTGTCAAGCTGCTTGCCATTTGCATCGAACGCTGGGTAGAGTGCACCAAGGTCTCTCATTCCGGCGAGAATAACCACGAGTCTTGCTTCGATATTTGCGAAGATTGTATTTCTTCCATCAATCGTTGAGAAGACCAAGTCTTCAAGCGAGCGGTAGCATTCCGTGACAATCGTGTTGACAACGTCTTGCTGGGTTATGTAGCGGAAGTTCTCAGTGTCGACCGAAAGTGAGCGAGCACCATAGATTCTGACAGTGTTCTGAATTACGCGGATTGCGTTTACGTAGTTCTCGTCAAGGTCATCGCCAGTTGTCTTGTCTATATCAACAGCAGCTCCAGTAACGAACTTTGCGGTTGATATCAAACCAGCTGCTGGCAAATGTGGGCCAGTCTGATTGTGGGCAACAGCTCTTTTTGCAGCAACATAACCATCTGGTGGAATTGTTCTTGTCACACCAGCCACTCCAGATGGAACAGCAACCCAAGGGTAGTAAATTGCTGCGTGCTCTGCATTGTCTTCAGCTTGAATGGCGAGCGCGGTTGCCTTGATTGTTGCAGCACTGTCCACAGCTCCTCCGTGAAGAATTGCGATTCTGCTGTAGTTATTGGCATGTGCAACTAATCCGTTGCGAACAGCTACGTCATCATTTGAAATTTCAGGGCAAGAAACCGCACCAGTACCAAGAGCATCATTGAACAATGTCAATGCACTTACATAGTAAGTCGAGGTTACTTGGCTTTCGTAAGCATTTCCGGCTGCAAGAGCGGTCTTTACAAGTGCTTGAGGGAGTGTTGTTGTTGACTGAATTGATGCAGTCACATAACGAGATGCTATTGAGCTTGAGTTGATGCGTCCAGCCATTTGTGATGATGTTGAACAATTTCCTGTTGTATAAACAAGTGAATCATCATAGTAGAGATTTAATTTTGCAGTTGAACCAGATGTTGTTACTTCTGCATCGACATCCGCGCTCCATGCTCCAGCGCCGTTAGCGGTGAGTGTGATGCAGTTTGCTGTTGAGCTGTTCTGTAGTGCCAACAATCCAACTGTTGCGCTAGCTCCAACAACGCGAGCAACATAAGCCTGCGTGCCACCCTCCTCAAAGAAGGTTTCTACTGTTGGGTGGAGATATGAGTCTGAACGGTAGTCACCGAACATGGCCTCGAATTCTGCAATGCTCTGAACCAAAACTGCTTCATCGCTTGGACCTCTGTCGGCCAAACCAACGACGAATAACTGTGATGACTCACGGACCGTCGCTGTTGATGGACCGGTTCTTACTGAAGTTGATATAACTACGCCAGGCATAGGACCTTCCTATTACTTATCATTGAGGGTTGGATTCCCTTATGTGAGTCAATTGTACAGAGGCAAAGTGATTATTTTGTGCAACTATCACTACAACCTCAAACAAGTGGCTTTAATAAGAAGAACATTTATAAATCATACACCAGGGCCAGTAATTGTGACCCCATTATTTGTTCCGGTAAGGGTTATTCTGTTATCCAGTGCTGGGTTATTTAGGTTTGGCATGTCAATACCGGCACCGACCGAAGAGGTATCAAACTCTATTTCCTCAACCCTTGCATGGTCTTTTCTCATAACAACTTCGTCTATCTGGAGAGTATAAGAAACATAGGCACCAGCCATCACCCTGTCGCCTTTTAGCAATGTTATGTCGGAAAACTCTTCACGGATTGTTGATTCGTCTATCAATGCACGGAAAGATGTTCGTGAGTCATATGCCCTCAAACATGGATAATCGAGAAGTGCAGAACGAACAACTGTTGTCATTCTGTCCCTCATCAGGGTGCATTCCTCAGAGCCTTCTGTACGGACCCACACGTATGTTCGCATTGAATAGCTCACTCTGTATAGTGGGTCTCCGTTATCAAAACCAATTCTTTCTAATTCGTTTGTTGTTAGAACTGTTGTGATAATCGAAGGCCACCTATCCAGAGCAAGCGGTTCGTGAATTATGTACTGCTCTGGTTCTGGAAGTTGCTGATTATCTATAGCCCATCCGTTTTGATAATCAACAAGCCTTGTAGGAATGTCAATTTTTAAATAATCGTTAACGTATTTTTTTGCAAAATGCGCACCATTCATTAGGCTTATCATGTCAATTTGCTTCCATGTTTAATGTACTTCCGAGCAACTTTTCCAAGGTCTCTATCAAAATCGCGCGGTGTAAAAAGTATTGGTCTAGCTGGCATGTCCTCTGTTCCATATTGATGAAACTTTGCAATTCTATTATTAACTGCAAGGGTTATTGATTGGTCGCTTGATGAGCCCCCAACTACATCAAGATTTGTTGCGTCAAACAGCAATCCACCAGTTCTGACCATCAATGGGGTTGCCCAGTTTGTTGCCTTCCATGCTCCATATTCCGGAGACAGTGGTGGCCACGCTCCACCAAGCATCGACCTTGCCGACACAGCACCTTGAGATAAAAAATTCTCTTTTGTTGCTTCTTCTAATGTTCTTTTTGCCCATCTAAGAACAGGACCCATATCCCTAGTTCTGTCCTGCATGTCATCAAGGCGCTCTTTGGCTTCGTCTGAGTCGACTTTAATTTTTGTTACTACTCGTATTCTTGCCACACTTATATCCGAGTTCTTTTGTATTTTCTTAACGTAGAAAGTTCTGCGTCAAGAAAACCAGTTTCGATTGGAGCAACACCACGTGGATTTAGGTCTTTGACGCCAACAACATCATCGTGCATGTTTTGCATTTCTCTTGTTGCAGCGCGAAGAATCATTAACTTGAAAACCGGAATGCTCGCTCCATCAAGGCCTGCTCTGTAGGTGATTGTTACTAGGTCATCTGGGTATCCGTAGTAGTAGTCAATCCCATAAGTTCTCTTAATATAGTGCTGTTCGTGTTGCAATATTCTTTCAGTCCCAAAAACTGGCTTCACTTTTACCTGGGTTATAGAGACAATTGGGGTGTTCTTGAGATATATGGCTGGGGGTGGAGATGCAAACGTTGTGCTGTCCACCACATTGTCCACGAAGGTATCTGTGTAGTTGTAGTCGCTAACCGAAAGGAACGATGTCATTGGGACGCCGTGGTGCTGGGAGTCGAGCCTATGTTCCTCTATGAAGGTTTGTGGCTCTATGGGTCTGCGAAGGAATGCCTCCAACTCGCTCTGAAGGCCAGCGAGTATCATCTCGCACGCGTCAATCTGGCGGTTTGTTAGGGATATATCCATATAGACCTTGAGGTCATTTACCGAAACAAGCGCCATGTCATCCTCTGGTCAAAAGTTATTGGGACTCTTTGTAGTCCATAATTTTAACATTTTTTCCCTATTTTTAAGGTCAATGATTGATTGACCAACCATCTGGGTACTGGTACTGTACGGGAATGGCCAAATCAAATAAAGCAGAAATCAAAGAAGACGTAGTCAATATTCTGAATCACGTCACCGAAGTTCTTTTCTACTTCTTTGAGGAAAATGAAGAAAATTTAGAAGAAGACGACGAAGCGCTAGATGATTTTCAGTACTTTATGTGGGTGATAGCGAACGTTGCTATGGGGGCTACGGGAATGACCATAACTGGACGTAATCCAGATGGAACGATTAATGCCGTTTTCAACCCAGTTAAGAGTGTTAAAAAGTTCATCCAGGAAGAACACGTGTCCGAAGAAGGAGATAGATTTTTCGAGGACATTATCGACTTGGACGACCCTAAAGAGATTGACCTGGGTGGCTTTGAAGATTTATTTATGGGGAATAAGGAAAAGTAAAATTACTTCTTCTTCCTGGTGCCGGGTTTTGTCTTTCCTGCGCTTCTAACGGTTTTCTTGGTCGCTGCTTGAGCACCTCTGGCTCTTGTTGACGATGCTGCCGCTCTTGGCTTTCTTGCCCTGGAACCAACAAGTGGTGGGCGAGCGCTTGGGAGTCTGCCCTTTCCGGCGGCTGGACCGCTAGTAAAACCACCAGTTCTTGTCACTCTTGCAATTCCTATTGCATCCAACCCTGCTCTGTTTTTTACTTTCTTTTTTGTGGCACCGACTCTTACTCCGCCCCTTTTCATTCGCTTAAGTGCTCGGGCCTCAATCTCGCGATACCCCTTTGGTTTTGTGAGTCCAAGATATGACTCCATTGTTCCGCCGCTTCTATCTTGAGAGCGTGTGGATTTACCTTCGCTGCGTCTTGAGTATTCTTTTAACTCACTGCTTCGTTTAATTTTTCCAGTCCGCTTATTTCTTGCAAATTTTGCGCCTTTTGACTTGGCCCCACGACTAGTAACACCCTGCTGCGAGTATCTCTGCATTTTGTAGAGGTCGCCGTACTTTCCGCGTTGCAAGTCTCGCTTGGATACACCAAAAATATCCGAAGCCAACTTTGCAAGCCTTTCATACTTTGCTTGGTCTTTTTTGTTTAATTGTGCAGATTTAACGGCTTTACCGGATTTTTTTGCAGCCTGAGCTTTGCGCTTGAGCGCTTGTTCCTTATCATTAAGGTCTTTGATTCCCTTATAGATGGCTGCAGCATCGTCTGCAATATCTGGGCCGTAGCGTACACCTGGCATAAAACTCCTTGGACATAAAAATATACCAGAGTTTATATGGTCAAACTTGACACCATTTATTTAAGTTCTATTTATTATCTATCCGGGTTTGGTGGAGACTCAAAAAAAGACCGAGAAAGCTCTTCTTTGCCCGATGGTGCCTCAATTGGAACCCAGGCTCGCGCATAGTTGTGTTCTTTTATTTTTCTGACTTTCAGTAAGCTACTGTCAAGCATTAATGATAATTCATCAGACTTCATGCACAATAGGTCGTCAAAATCTTGATTTGTATACCTTCCCGACCTTTTCATCTCCCTGATTATCTTCGACATCTTTGCTGCGACTATTACCGACTTGCCTCTATTGAGCTGCATGTGCATCATCATTGCTTCCATTTTGTCGCAATCATGAAATATTACTGGTATCAACTCTCCGTGATTTTCAGAAATTTCATCAATCTCCATAAATAGGTTGTATCTCTCGGAGCCATCAATTATTTCTTTAGTCTCCCTTCGAGCGTGAAGTGGCTGAATGAATCCGTGCTGCATAAGCGAAGAGGAGATGACGAGTAGTTCAGGTCTGAGAGTGTGGGTTGACTTCCACTCAGGTACGTGTAATTCTCCCTTAGTAACTAACTCAATTTTTATATTGCTCATAGTTCTGCTTCTCTTTCAATAATTCTTACCGCATTTGCTTTTGTTTTTGGGCCTACTGGAGTTGGTGAGTTCACATCTATTTCATTCAACATCAGATTCCGTATCAGCCAACTTACAGGGTACCCGTATGGGTCTTGAAGATGTTTTTTTCTAAATTTGGATACATAAACGCGAGCTTCCATTTTTCTTCTATCACCGACCAGGTACTCATCGATGAATTCTGAAGCACCATCAAATCCTCGCCCGGAATATCTGGCTATAAGGCTTTCGCTATCAAATTCTGGCCACCATCTTCTTTGTGCGTCTATGAATGGAAAGCACTCCCATAGCCTGTCATAGAATTCTGGCTCAGTTGCTATTACGTCACCAATTCTTCTTATTGCTGTTGCGTGAAGCGGTATACCAACTCTCGTGTTGCTCCCTGTTGCTACAGCCAAGTCGTAGTACTCACAGTATTCTGCATTGTGTTCTTCTATTATGAACTTAAATACGTCGTTGGTGTTCCAGTCATAAATTACTTTTGCGAATTTGAGCGGTATCCCAGCTTTTAGTTTGTACGGGGTATTTATGTAATTTTCATGCAGTTTCTGCACCACGGAGCGGTATCTAACCATTGATTCACTTGCACGCACACCTGTAAGGAATGCTACGTTACCCTTCTTCCCTTGCATCGTGTAGTAGTCAGTTTGCTCAGGCAGTGAACTATCGTGAGAAAGACCAAAATCATTTGCATTGATTGCAAACTCTGGCATATCCCTTAGCCATCTATTCTGTTCTCCACGCTGCTGACTCCAAAGAACCGTTGTTAAACGATAGCCAAGAACCCAAATTTCCGCTGGGTATGGGAGGCAGTACCACTCCATGTCAACCCAGTCGTAATTGCGAACTTTCTCAACGTACTCGACAACGCTTGGACTGACCATTTCTTCGTCTCTAAAAATCACTTTTACTGGCCCAAGATTTCTTTCTTCGTGCACTTCTTTTGCGAGATATAGAACTGCAGTTGAGTCTTTTCCCCCAGAGAACTGCACGCAGACAGTGTCAAACTGGTCGTAAACATGCCGAATTCTTTGCCGAGCAGCCTCTACGCAATTCATGTCAAGGAATAGCCGCTGTCTAGTCACTTGCTTTGCCTAACCCTCTTATTACGTCAAGTTCAGCGTCGGTGTAGGGACTTGATTTACCATCCCATAAAGGTTGGGCCCAGGGATTATGCCACTCATCTGTATCTTGCTCACCCATATCCATTCCTGCCTCATCGTCGTCATCGGACCGCCATTCTTGATGCGGATAATCCGTGATGCCGCTAAAAAACTTTCGTACAGCCTCCACGCAGGACATGTCGAGAAATAAGCGTTGCCTTGTCACGGTGTGTGCTCAGAAATAAAAGATATTAACTTTTCCGCAACAGTGTCACCCTCAAGCCCTGCGTCAGAACGCAGCCACTTTATGAACGTGTACCAATCGGCCTGTTGTTGTGTGTTGTCGAAAACTATTGTGTACTGAACGACGGCTTGTGGTGCCGAACGAGGGGAGACTGTAGTTGAACCCCTGATGACGGCATCGTTTTGGTCAACCCCAGGACGAACGTTTATTTGTTGATTCCCATCTTTATCTTTTGTTATTGATACAGTGTTGAGGTCGACTGATGTATTTTTCTTTACCGGTTCTTCTTCCTGTTCAACTTCTTCTTCATCGGAAAAAATAATTGGCGGGACATATCTGTCTGAACCTATAACCTGATATTCTTCCCTAATTGATGTTTGCTCAAGTTCTGCAATTTCAAATTCATCCCACCCGAGACTGTCGACAAGCTCTGGGTATTCTTCGTGTATCTCAAGGATGAACTCACTCAGTAGTTCTGCCTCTGTGTATCCAAGCTCCATAGTTCTGTTGTCCGCAATAGCAAATGCAATTGCTTTCTTGTTATCAACGTCATAGCTGACTGCCGCTATCTTGTCCCAGCCAAGAAGCTTCGCTGCCTCTAGCTGGTGATTGCCTGCAATAACTGTTGCCGTTCCATCGTTGTTCGGCCTAATTACAATTGGCTTTATCTGTCCAAATTCTCTATACGAAGCAACGATTGACTGTACGTTTCCTTTTCGTGGATTGCCCTCTAGCGGCATAAGATTTTTCACATCAACGGCAAGCTGTCTTAGTGATTCGTGTATTTTGTCAGTCATGATTAGACCTGTGTCCTTACGTTTGCGTTCAATGTTCTCATTGCATCAATTGATGTTCTTAGGGATAAAAGTAATTCTCTCTTTGTTTTAACTAGTGCTTCTGCGCACCTGTAGTCAAAATTCTGCTCATCCATCTTGTAGTCTGCCCAAGCTTCGCGTTCTTTGATTGAACCTTTCGCGGATAGGTATTCACGTGCCCATGTCGACTTGTAGAGCGCGTCTTTCTTCGCCGCATCTATCGCTAGGGTCTCAAATTTTTCTGTTTCTGTTTCGAGTCTGTCTATTAGCCTTATCAGCTCTTGTTCAATTTCTATCTGACTTATGGGTGATGTTCTCATTATTCCCCTTGTTCCTCAATTGGTGTCCAATCTACCTTGGCTAAAGCATCCATGTTCTGTGCTGGCCAATTAAATCGTGGTTTACCTATATGGGCCAAGCCCATCTCCTGCAGAATCCACGCATCACATCTGTCGTCGGCTCCTGGGTTTTGCCAAACAATTCCAGTACGTGCGGATATAGACGAAATTACTTCGTTTTTTGAGGCGTTTCCTTTTCCGGTTGCAAACTTTGCTCGGCAAGTTGGAGGTATTGTCACATAAGGGATTCCAATTTGCCACAGCAGCAAGCGGACCACTCCTCCTAGCTCCCCAATAGAGAAAGCCTGACCACTGCGTGAAGCAAATGAGTAGCCCTCAAGCATGACTGCCTTTGCGTCATATTTATTGATTAGGGATTCTATTTCCCTTTTCACTAGCCATAGTCGTTCCGGCCCAGACTTGTTAAACGAGATAACTCCTGATTCATCGCCAAACGCATACCCAGTTGACGTTAGGGATAGGTCTAGTCCAAGAAAATCGTTTATCACGATGACATACTAACCTAAAAGCAAAAACCCACCGAACATCCAGCTAGTTCGGTGGGTTGAATTCGAACCGTTTGCGGCGGCTCAGAATCATTGCCGTGTAGGAACACTCGACTCTTGGACCACCGCCTTTCTTCCGTGAAGGGTAGATATCGGCTAGACGAATAAAGGTTAGCACTTATGTTATGCACCAATAAGTGAAGAGCTTTTAAATAATGTTTAAATAAAACAAAAGACGCAAAAGCCGAGTGAGTCTCCTCACCCGACTTTCGCGCCTATAACGGTCCTAAGAATTACAACGATACACCTGTATTAAATACTGAAAGTGTTAATTATAAAACTATAAAAAATTATCTTTCCCAGCCGTGCTTTGCTAGGCCCAAATCAAAAGCAAGCTGTGGATAATTGCCGATTCTTACATGGCACAGCCTGCAAACTGCAAGTACATTTTCCTCATCGAGTATTGAGCCACCCTGAGAGCGTCTAATTATTTCATGCACATCATTGCTCAGATGTTGATTGTATGTTGACTTTCCGTCGTGTGATGCAAAAACCTTACATGCCTCACATGCCGGTCTTTCCCTCAAGATTCGTTCAACGAATTTACGTCGTTCAACATATATCTCTTCGGTTTTTGCACTTCTTTTTTTAGGAGGGCCACTTCTCTTGATTGGTTTGTTTCTTCGAATCATTAGGCACCTCGCGCATCATGGATTTACATCACAGTGAATCGACGTCAATATCGTCAAATGTCCACTTATTATCAAGAGTATCCCACAGCGAACGGTCTATCGAGGTATCTTCTAGGTCAAAATCACGAAGCATTGCTCGATGCCTTGCTATTGCGCGCCTCAAGAATTCAACCTGCTCCCAACCATCGTTTTGCATTTCCTGACCAGTTGAAATCATTACAGCAACCTCGTCAAGGCGTCTATCAACGTGAAACTTAAACCTTTTTATTCTTGTCGCTTTCGTCTCGTAGTAGGAGCCAGCTTCACGGCCCAACTTCGTCCCAGCCCTACCCAAAGCACTGTATCTAGAGAGGTCTGATTTGGAATCAGATTCAATATCTTCAATTTGACGTCCAAGATTTTCCGAGAGTGCTAATAGTGCATCTCTCCATTTTTCCCAGTTTTCTCGCTTCATTAATTCTTTTTTATGCAGTGGAGAGAGCTTGTTCTTTACCTCTTCTGCCACCATGCGCGCAAAAGCATCATCATTAATAATCATTTACTT